CTACCTACCGTGGGATGCATTGGAGCTGGTCGTCCTGGTGCAGGACTACGGCGCCGCGAAGTATTCGCGTAACAACTGGCGGCAAGTGGAGGACCTCGAGAATCGCTATCTGTCCGCCGCGCTCCGGCACATCGCTGACCACGCCCGTGGCGAGATCGCCGATCCAGAGTCCGAGCTGCCGCACCTAGCACACGCGATCACATCGCTGCTGTTTATCCTTGAAAATAGGCTTACCACAGGCAGGAAAGACTGACATGATCATCCATGTCGATAAAACCGTGCGGTTGGAGAACCTTCAAACCGCATTGATTAACGCTGGCTTCAAGCTAACTCACGCAGACGACGGTGTCTTCCACCTGACTACCGCCACTAAGGCCAAGCAGATCTGTTGCAAGTGCAATCAGCCGGCAACCTTCCGCCACGATAACCAACTATACTGCTCGCGGCACTATATCCGCATGGTGCAAGAGAATGCCTAGCACTCGTTGGACAGAAGAACAACAAGAGATGCTACTAAAGTACATCTCTCAGAATCTACCGGACGCCAGGATCGCGGAGCTAATGGACATCTCCCAGCGGAAGGTGCGTTACCGCCGCGAGCAGGTCGGCAAGGTCGCTGTACCGCGCCCAAAAGCGTGGACCGACGAAGAGAAGCGTCAGCTGGAGCGCTACGTGGCTGAGGGACTCAAAGACACCGAAATCGCTAAGCGGATGCCCAAGCGCTCACACCACGCAGTGTGGAATATGCGCCGAGTCTTAGGATTGTACGAGCGCATGGACGCGAGCAAGGATCTACCGGTACGGGTTGACCCGCACAAGAGTCCGCGGGTCCTGGCGGCAAGGCAACGCGCCGAGGCAGTGTTGGCGGCGCACAGGCAACGGCTACAAACCGATCACCTGCCCGGAGAGCCAGTCAAGTGGTGAAGATCTACTACATGCGGGACAACCACTCGTTCGTGCCGATCCCTCGCGACCCCGGCGAAGCTGAAGACATCCTTCGACAAGAATTCGACGAAGGCTATATGCACGGCACACTCTTCTGCAGATCCCCCGGCAAAGAGTTCGTGCTACACGCTAACGGGCGCGAGCACCTGGAAGAGTTTATCCAGGAAGCTCGCAAGCTCGTTACACCGTAAACCGCCGGACTACCACTTCATCTCCAACGCGCAACGGCTCAAAGAACGTCAGCGTGTCGCCGTCGATGCTGAAGGCTTCCGAGTCGTAGCACAACGATGCGTTAACGCTGACATCTATTGCTGCTGGATTGGACACTGCAGCACCTAGCGTGAACACGGTCTGATTACCGATCGCCGTGAACTCGTCGACGGCAATAGCGCCAACTGAGTTGATCTCCAAACGATTCAGCGCTTCTGCCAGCGTCAGATGCGTGACCCCGCCAATCTGACAAATCCCTCCGACCGGCCCGGTTAACACGCAATCGAATACTTGACCATATTGGCCGATCTTGGCCAGCAAATCGGACAATGTAACCTGTGCCGACGTCAGCTGTTGCTGTTGATTTTGCAACCAGTCTTGTAACTGCTTTTCTGCATTTTTGAGCGCGACCTCAGAAATCGACGCTTGCTGGCAGAATTGTTCAAGGCAATCATCCGCCATAGCTTTTTACTCCTACGATATCGCCGCGTTGCAGCGCTTGGTTGAAGACAACTCGATTACCGCCACTGATCGTATATTGACTTGGTGCAAGAGGCACGCCATTTACCGACACCATTGGCGGTACGGTTTCAGATGCGGTGAAAGTTAATAGCACCACTGTATTACCGTCGCTTTGTTCCCGGTACAGGAAGTTGCCGAAACTTGCACCAAGTGGGGCTTGCACTCGTCCGAGTAGTTCTCCAAGTGTTGGCACATAGTCGCTACTTCCTGGTGGCTGAATAAAGCCCTGCTTAAATGTCAGCATCTCCGCCAAGAACTCTGCCATCTCCGGAAAATGCTCCGGCATTGTCGTATAAGTGGACGGCACCAACGGGGGGTTCTGGAAAGCAGCAACCCCTTCATTGGTTATGCGAACCATATCCTGCAGGATGTACTCGCAGCAGGATTGATTCGGATCTTGAAAATATTCAGCCATAATTAAAAGCCTCCCCAAGAGTACACGTCGCCCCAGAGCGCTACGAATTTATCATAGTCGAACTGCGGCAGCTCAGTCAGTGGCGGCACAACCGGAATTGGCGCAAGTACAACGCCGCATGCAACATCGCATTGTCTCCAGTCGGATACCGTTCCCCAACCTGCCACGATGGCACTATAATTAAGCTCAAGGATGACAGGCGCCAGAACAGGGTCCCACACCGGGAAGTCGATTTCATCGATACATTCTCTTATCTCGTCGCAGAACAATTCAACGAAACAAGAATAGTTGATCAGATACTGCTCGGCTTCTACTGTGACAGTCCAGATATCACGCGATTCAAGCGACACAGAATAGTTACTGATAAACCTGATAGGATGCTCGGCTGGAAACCAGAGGGGATTCTGACCAGTCGCCATCGGCAGGAAAAACCAATTATATCCATATTTTTGAGCGAAAATTTCCCACCTATTTAACTGCTCTGTAGTCAGTCTCCATGTAAGCTGATACTTACGTGGTTGAGTTTTATATCTCCGCCGTTGCCGAGCATACCCCGTATCGACAGGTGTACGCAGCACCCCCATGTCAGCGTCATAAGAGAAATCTGCGATGCTTGGACAAGGGACGTTGAAATCAACGCTTCTTACATGCGCACCATAACACGGGGTACCTTCGATAATATCAACGCTCACGCGTAGATCCTCCCATCATATTCAAAGGCTTCTACCTGGATGCGCGCTTCTTCTATGGTGCCGGGCGTGATCTTGGTAATGACACATGTCACGGGGCTACCTTCCAGCGGCACCAACTGCACAACGTCACCCGGTAGCAGCGAAGCAGCGTCCATCTCCGTTGTCCACGCCCAGCCAAACCGCTGATACAACTCCGTCTGCCACAATCGCTTAGCCCGTCCGTAAGCGACCGCATAGTCCGTGCAACCAAGGAGGCGAATCTGCCGTGGGCGGATAGCATTCGCTGGGTACAATGCATAAGCTGGCTGGTAGGTCTGCGGATTGCGGTACTCAATCTCGACACCATCCTCGTCACGCTGCTCGCCCAAGGAGTACGTGGCGACCAATGTGCCCTCGACGATCAACGCACCTTGAGCGCCGCCCACGGCGGCTCCTTCCACAAAGCGCATCAGCGGCAAGCCTGGGTTCGGATCTCCATCAATAGTGCGGAAATTGCGCCCCTCCGGTAGCAGCCGACTGTCGACTGCATTGGTTACGGTGCTGAGGGCTTCCCATAGCGTAGTGTCGAAGTCGAACACCGCATCAAAGTTGCCGGTCAGCCTGTCACCGACGCGCTCAGTGCCTGGGCGAGCGCCGCCATAAGTTGTATCAGTGAGGATATCGTAGAATGCATACTCGGCTTCACGGACTGGGTTGTTACCAGCGGACGGCACCAAGCGCGTGCAATCCACCGAGATGCGGTTCAGCACATCGCTCGCCAGCCCGTTGGTGGCCTTAGCCACAACCGCCAGCATGGTTGTCTCACCGTAGGCAGGGACATTGGGCAAGTTGATGCGCCCGCGCAGGCCAGCCCATAGGGCTTGCTCGGCAACCCCGCTCTTATTGGACGTGTGTGTTGTACGCCGGACGGTTACCTGATAACGGCCGAGGGGCACCCCGTAGCGGAAGGTTCGCCGTATCGGTGTGAAGGATTTTGTATCGAACCAGAAGGTATGAACCTGTCCATACCCCGTAGCATTTCCGTTGTCGTCAATGGCATTTATGTCAACGGAAAAGCGAACAACTCGCTGCTCAACATCACCAGTGTCCTCATTGGTCTGGTACAAGCCTTGCGGAAAGACGATATCGATCTCGATTATGACCACGCGCATCGTGGGCGCACAGACCGGGAACGGTCCAATATTGGACCAATTAGGCTGCCATTGGGCAATGACTTGTTCTCCTGCAGTTTTAGCAAAGTAAAACTCAATGCGATCAAATGCACTATAAATGTTGTAATCCCAAGCGCCTGCATTATGCGTGTAGTTGACAACGCGCGTCTTGCGGCTGTCAATGCGCATTAGAGTTCCCGTACCGTCTGTCAGCAATGTGCCGCTTGTGTTAAAGATCCGTATACGAACAGGCTTATTGTTGAGATAATCCAGCTCCGTCAAATTGACCATTGCCGAGAAATACTCGAACTCTACATACTCTTCTACTCCTCCAATGCCGCCCGTCTGACGCCAAATGCCTTGCGTGTGCAACGGCTGCGTGATCTGCCAAAACTGATCCGCCAGCATAGAGGGTCCGGAGACTGTCACCACAGTGCCTGAAACTGACAATACAGTACGTGATCCGAACGAAGACGCACTAACAGTTCCCGCATACCCTGATTGCGTTAAAACGGTTCCTATTCCGATGCCACTAAGATCGCCGCTAACATATTGCAGTTGATTGTCGTTAATAATTTTGAACGTAGCACTTATGTATGGAACTGGAACCAACTCCTGATCCGCTACCTCTGGCGAGGTGTACATGTTCTCCCAAACACCAGAGGCGTTGGTGATCGCACCTAGCCGCTTACCATGCCCCCATGGCGGAAAATGGTAGTAACGCGCCACAGCGCTTGAGAGCTGCGACAAAGGTGTGTCAGCAAAGTAGACGTCGTGAATCTGATAAGCGCCCTGCCCCAGCGCCAGCAGCATGTGGACGTACTGGTCATTGTTCTCGTAGAACCCATAAGGATGCGCTGCATAGTCAGGCACAATGCGATTGCGCCCATAGGCTACTGGGATAGGGTCGCCCAGCCGCGTCTGATTGGTCGGCACTGCGAGGTTGTAGACCGACTCTCCCTTCGGACGCGCCAATGCCGCAGGCTGCACCGGCTCCGCGATCTTGGCATCGGCTTTGGGAGCCAGCGCCATGCTGGCCGCGGCAAGGACTATGGCAATAACAAGCTGAGTAATAACCGTGACAGGATCTGCCGGGGCTAAAATCAGCACCAGCTCGTCCGTAGGCTTGAGCACCACGTCGTAATCCTCGACAGGTAGCTCTTTACGGTTCAATGCCGTGCGGTGGCCGCCGTGGAAGCCCTCGGGAAAGTGCACATCCAAGAAGCCATTAATCCCGTTGCAGAAGGCGCCGTTCCAGTCATACTCGCGCCGGTCTGCCGGGTTTAGCGGATTGTCGACAACGATTATCCGCGCCACCGATATGCCTCCTGGTGCCTGTAGCCGACACGCTTCAGCATCTGGGGCGAAGTCAAATGCACTCCGGTGCTGGTCTTGGCGATGTGCAGGCAGTGTTTGTCAGAGACCATCGGAACTATGTGGCTCCATCGCTCACCTGTACCCATAATAAATACATCGGCCGTAGCAATAGGGCCATCCTCTATTAGCTCCCACGGGTTAGAAGCGATAGCCTCTAGAATGATTTCATGCAACGCAGGGACATCGTGTTCGTCAAACGCAAGTGCAAGCGGCCAGTCCCAGTAGACGCCTACTCGCCGCAGCATCTCCAGTGTGAGCCCAAAACAATCATAAGCATTGGGCCCGCGCGCACGAGCGAGGAATGGCTTGCCTATCAGATCCGCGACATCGATGTTCATCGCCGCTCCAGCGCCGGGAACTCGTCGATGCGGTAAAGCCGTCGCGGGAAGGGCCGATTGAACACGTCTACGCGGCTGGCTACTCCGCTGAGCTGCGAGGCAGTCAGCTCCAAACTATTCAGGAACAACTCGAATGGCGGGTTGTACTGCGGACTTTGGTTGCCACGGATGTAGACCGTGTACTGGCAGCGGATAGGCTCCTCCGGCCGTTGCTTCACCCGCTGCAACGCCACGCGCATCTCTTGCCCGACGTTGCACACGGCGATGGTTAGATCTTGCTGCCCCTCTCCGTCCAAGGTCGGCAGCTTGGCGCTGAACGGGATGGGAAGGAAAGTCCGTAGTTCGCCTTCGAACACTGCCTGCTCGGGCTGGTGGCTGTTGGTTAAGAAGAACGTCCCGCCCGTACTGTGCGACAGGATCAACGCATCCCACCAGTCCACGTCCGCCTGGTTGGTGTAACGGGCTTGCAACGCAGGCGAGAGTGTCATCGGCGGCCCCTTCGCACGTTGTAGGCGCCTTCGAATGCGCGTGCTGTGCTGTTACCGCCGCGCGCCATACGGCCCTCCATCTCACCAATAGTCAGCTCAATGATCTCACGATCGCCTAGACGCCGGCTACGCCGACTTACGCCCTCACCAGTATAGTTGTTCACGATGACCTCCGTGCTACCGCTTGCCTGGACGCCCAAACGTCCATTGATTCGTGTAAGAGGCATCACGGCCTCGGGGCCGGCCTCACCTAGGAGTCCGCCCGTGGCAAATCGTTTCAAAGGACCTCCCTTTGGCAGAGGGAAATAGGTGGGCTGATTATAGACGCCTTGCGGAAGGGCAAGCTGCGGGAAGACGTTACCACGAGCACTGGCCACTGCTTCGCCGATTGCTATCAGGAATGGGTTGCCTGTGCTCTTCAGTGCACTGGCAATGGCCATCTTCGCGATCACCTTGGCCAGGTCTCCTAGCAACTCGCGTAGTGCATCCCTTAGCTTGAAGGTGCCATCTATCGCGCCGTCGATCCAAGAGCCAAAAGCAGAACCTAGCTCATCGCTAACTACCAATGCCACACCGCGTGCAGTACCTGCTAGCCTTTCTAGTTCGTCAATAGCTCGATCTGCTTGATACTTTAGATTACCTTCTAAAATTTTAGCAAATTCAGCTGAAACACTTTTTGGTAGTTTCTCTGCGGCCGCACGAACTGTTGCTATATCATCTTCTAGTTGTTGCTCAATGCCAGTCTTTGGATATAGATTAACAACTATGTCGTTGATATCTTCTTTTAAGTCTTCAAGACTACCTTTATAGTCTTTAAGTTTGGTTTCTATTCCATCAAGCTCGTCATTGGCAGCTCTAAATGGCGCAGCAATATCTATATCAGGTGCAGCACCGAGTGCTTCTAGCTCTGCACGAATAACTTTAAGTGCTTCTTCAGAAGCACTCCAAGTCTGAAGCGCCTTACTGAAATCTTTTTCTAATTCTGGCGGAAAACCAGCAGCCTTAATATCATCAACGATACTTTTAGTTGCTTTATTAAGCTCAAGCCAGAGGTTATACTCCTGTTGAAGATTCTTGATTTTTTCTTTTTGTGTCTTTTCAATACCACTAGCATCTCGAAGCTCTTGCTGCCTTCTCCGTTCAATTGCTGCAAGCATTTGGTCTACTTGCTGAATACTATACTGACCTCGTTCAACAAAGTCCCAAACACGTTCGGTTGATCGCTCAGCCGTTAAATTTGCATTTGCAACCTCATCGCCATAGGCTAAAGTATCTTCATAAAATTGTTGAGCTTCATCCTGCAACTGACGTTGTTCACGTAGTGCACGATTGAGCCGTTCAGTTTCTTTTCTTGCTTCTTCTTGCCGCTTAGCATAAATACCAAGCTGCGTATTTAGCAAGTCCATTATCCGACGAAGGTTATCCGTCGGAGTAACAGTGCCTTCTGTTGATTTTGCTATCTCTTTTAGTTCTTGATCAATCTCTATTAAGCGCTTTTTATTTTGATCAAGAACTTGATTGAGTGCGTTGACCTCGTCTGCGTATTCTTTATTAGCACCAACGACGTCAAGCTGAGACAGCAAACTTTCAGCCTCAGCGATCCCTTCTATTGCTTGCTGCTTATCTTGAAGAAGTGCAGCTTGACGATCATATGCTTCATTAAGCTTACCTGTTTCACGAATGGCAGCTTGAAGATCTGTCTCATTGAGGAATGCATCCTCACCACGCTTGCTAAGCGTTTCTAAAATTTTAGCTTGATCTTCATAAAGTCTATTTAATTGCTCTACCCGCCTAAACAGAGACGCAATTTCTGGCGGCAAGTCCTTGAGAAACTTTACTCTATCTTCTATATCAGAGAGTGTTTTAACAAGCTTAGTGCTGGATACTTTGTCAAATTCACCAGCTAAAAGTGTTACTTCTTCGCCAAGATCACCTGTATTTTCAAGAACAGTTCGAACAAAATCATTCCAACCGCTTTTTTGTGCTAGTACACCAAAAGCAACTGACCACTTTGCCTGTAATCGATTTAAGCTATAGCTAACAAGATCAGGCAAAGACTCCATGTCTTCACGGATGCCTTCAAAGGCAAGCTGGAATGCTTCATATAGAACATCTGAAGTTAGCTTACCCTCACTACCAAGTTGTCGAAGCGAACCTTCGAAACCAGTAACTTGCTTGATTGCTTTTTCTAATTCAAAAGCAAGGCCGCCAGCATTTTCTTGCAAGGCACGCAGCTCTTCACCTTGCAGTCTGCCAGATGAAAATGCCTGTGACAGCTGATATGACGCTCGCCAAGCGGCATCGGTTGTAGTACCGTATACACGAAAAGCTTTAGTTAGATCAGTAACAAAGGCTGTTGTTTCCTGAAAAGATTTGCCTAGTCGTGCAAATCCGGGGACGAATACTTGAAGTGCTTGCGAAGCTTGATCAAATGTAATACCAAGCTCTGATGCAAAGTCTACGACATTGCCAAGAGCCGCTGTACTACCGCCAGATAAGAATTTAAAGCGCGCTTGTAGTAAAGTAAGATTGTCGGCGGCAACGGCAAACTGATAGGCAAGATCGGTTGCGCCC